TCAAATAACCAACTTAACCCATTCCTGACCTCGAGTATCGTTATAGCGGTCGGTGGTTGCTTGGACTTTATGTCCTAGTAATGTTTTTGTATCGATACCCTGTGCACGGTACAGCCGTTCTGATAGAGAACGTTGTTCATGAAATGTTGGCGGAGTTTTTCCTGCTGGTGGAATTATCCCAGCCAGCTCCCGTGCTTTGGCAAAGTAGTCGCTCAGGTTGTCTTTACTCATCGGCTTTGGTTGTTTCTGGTGCCGACTATGGATTAGATATGGACTTAATATTCTGTCTCGGCACCCATCAATAACTTCTTTTAACGTTATCCCAATGGCATCACAGCGTAGTGTAAGCGGTAACGCCAGACGCATTCCGGTTTTTCCCTGGGTGATATGTAAGTGTTCGTTCCACACATCCGAAAAACGCATGTGGCAAATGTCATCACGGCGCTGACCAGTGACAATCGCAAGAAGCATTGCGTTACGGATAAAGTGTTTTTCAGGTGTTGCGTTGTATATTTTTTGCCAGTCTTCCAGGGTGAGCCTGGCTCTGGTTACTTTAGGGATCGGTTTACGGGTAGCCTCCGGAGGATTCCATCCAGGAGGAACTTCCCCTGCATGCTGTGCTTCTTTATAAATATCAACCCATAATCCGCGATTTACTCTCGCTGTACTGACCATGTCTTTATCCAGCCACTCATCCAGTATTAATGCAAAGTCTCTTACTTCCAGTTCTTTCAATGGGTGGTTTCCCAGACGGGAAACCAGGTATGCAGCCATTCGAGTTTTTTCTTTGTGAGTTGTAGCTGCAATATCTCCATTTTTCAGTCGCGTGTCCTGTATTTTCAGATATCGATCAACCCATGCCTTTAATCTGATCCCCCGACGTTTTGTTGCTGACGGACTTTCATCAATTTTGCGCATGAAATATTCAGCTTCTGCTGCAGCTATTCGCTGATTGGCTGTGGAAGCGATTTTTTCTGCCTTACCTTTGTCTGTTCCGAGTCCGTGAAATTTTCCAGTCACAGGGTTTTTATACTGGTAGTAAACCTTGCCAGTTCTGCGATCAAACTTTTCGTAAAGACCGGCTACGTCAGTGCTGTTTTTTCGTGGCCTCGGTGACATGAGTTAAAATCTCCTTCAGTGCATCATCATCGCCAGTATGAATTTCCGGCGCAATTCCCGTTTCACCAGGCCCAACAAATACTGCTCGGCGATCTATCAGCCAACGCCCACGAATTTTTTGTGGTCTTGGAACGATGTATCCTAGTTTTCCGTATTTCACCAGGGTAGTGTTTGTTATTGGGAGACTGAACCGTTTTGGTTTCCATTCGTCGAGCGTTATCAGGTACTGTTCGCTCATGGCTATCACTCCGGAACGCGCCAGTTGCAGAATATCAACGATAACTGGCGACGGTTGAACATTAAAAATCAGCCTGATTCGGGATCAGTTTTTGCCAGATAGCTGAAACGTATTTTGCCTGGTGACGAGCGTCATCAAGTGCATTATGGCGCTCACCTTCGAATGGAATAGCCGTTCTGGCATCGAAGTCTATGGCTTTCCCCAGCTCAACGATTGTGCGTACATCGCGATCGTTGTAGTAACGCCACGGGCAGGGGATCCCCTGCCGTTCGTATGAACGGCGCAAAATCGTGTTGTCGAAGTTGGCTCCATTTCCCCAGACCTGAACAAAAAATTCACCGGAGTTTTCGTCGATAAATTCCCGCAATTGTAACAGTGCATCATCTAACGGGATTTCATCGGTCATAATGGCAGATTGCGCTTCGCGTGATTGCTTAAGCCACCATTTAATGGTGTCCCGATCAATGACTCCGCCAGCAGTTTCCAGATCGACAGTCTTACTAAATTCCGGTCCCATATCTCCGGTTTGCGGATCGAAAAATATTGCACCTATTGAGATAATCGGGGCATCGGGATTTTTTCCCATGGTTTCAAGGTCGATCATCAGATGAATCCCCGCTCTGCTGGTGGATGTGAGATTATGATGACCGTTCGCCTTAATTAAGGGATCTGACGCCTCGCCAGTTTCACTATCGCTGGCATGATGCTGATTGCCGCCAGTGTTCTCCTTGTGCTGATGCGCAGTGCCTTCCATTTCCTCCGGATCATTTTCCTGAACTTCAGGCTGATTCTCTCCATCGAATATTTCCTGGTATGTTGCGTCCCCCATCACCGCACCACAATCAGGGCAGTTGCCGCCACCGCTCTGACCGCAGGCGGTGCAGATCTTTTCCGGTTCCTGTTGCACTACTGGTTCAGGTTGTTTCGTTTCTGGCTCGTTTTGTTGCGTATTTGGGCTGTTTTGTTCCGCTTTCTGGTCGTTCTGTTCCGTTTCTTGCTGGTTCTGGTTCACAGAATCGCGGGTCTGGATCCCCTTAATCCATTTCGGATCATTCGGGTCGCTAATCCCTTCAACAAATTCACCACGTGATGCAGCAAGCAACTTATCGGCGTCAGGCTGGCTGATATTGGCTGCCTGCATAATTTTGTTTACTTCGTCAGCGGTAACTTTTACCGGTTCTGGCTGTGCGGTCGTGTCAGATGCACCAGTATTTTGTTGTGAACCTGAGTATGTACCGTTTTTGCGGGCGAAATATTCTTCTTTCGTGATTTCAGTAGCCCCGGCAGCCAGCGCCTTATCCAGACCAGAAAGTTTGTTTGCGCGACCGTATTTTTCGCCATCCTTGTCGGTGAAGAGGAAGTAGAACGGCCCCTCACGCTCTACAGATGGTTCGACTTCCACTTTGCATTCGGTTTTTTCGTTGTCCGGAATTGCCGTTTCCACTGCATCAGTTTCTGGTACTGGCGACGAGAGAGTATCAGTTGCGCTCTGATTTGTTCCTTCATCTTCAAACACGCCCTTTGTAGTCAGGTATTCAGTAATGTATTTGTTCAGTGCCACAGGTCTTTGTGAATGTCGATCGGACGTTCACGACAAGGCCAAAAATAGTCTGGCGGTCGTAGCGAAGGGCATCAGGCTGTTTGCGCATTGATGCCGAGATACGCTTCCAGTCTTCGCGGTCGTTGTCGATAACTTCATTTTTTGCCCAGCGATGGATGCTGCCGTCAATGTTTCCGGCATCCACATCACCAGGCCAGAGAGCGTAGGCCAGTTCGTCATCCAGTGTTTTCCATGTCTGCTTGTATTCGCGATGAATGGCAGCAATGACAGGGTTGATTTTTCCTGTTGAGTTTTCAGTGTACTGTTGATTGGCTCTGGCGCGGGCGAGATCAACAACAGACGTGTATTTCCCGGTTTCCTTGCGTTCACCTTCGCGACGTTTTTTCCAGATGCGCATCTCTGCCTGAATTTCGGGCCATTTGGCACCAGGCTTACATTTATGCTTAACCCACCCGATGGCATGCAGCTTAAGCTCCGGATACATAGCGTTAACTTCTGGCATTTTCATCAACGCTTCAACGATATGGCCGTCGAATGTTGCCATGTCTTCCTGCAACAATTCCTGTGCGCTAATCACCATATCAACAGTGATGTTTTCACATGTGTCGAACTTAACCATGACAGCGTTCTGTACTTCAGGGGCTAGGTTGTCAAAAGTGACGTTCATCGGATCGGATTCAGTCTCGACCGGGACAAAGGAAGCAGACGCCTCATCCCAGCGGTTTTCCTGCATATATTCAGCATCCCAGGAATCGAGGGCAGGGCGGGGTATACCGGGTTTATCCTCGCAAACAAGAAATTTATAAGCGCAGTCCTGAGCAGCCGGATAATGTTCCAGGAATTGCCAGTGAAATTTTGCGCGGGCGCGACGTTCATCACCGGCTTCAATGGCAGTGGCTACAGTGACGGCACCTTCTTCCTTTATTGCCTGTTCGTCCGGAATGGCGGCGCAAATAAAGACTTTACTCATTTTGTTTTACCTCATTACAGATTTAAGGGTGAACAAATCCCTGCCATTGCTGGCATATAAGAATGAAATCGGATGTTTATTACGGAACTGTTTTAAAGACCTGCCGGGATTTCGTTATTATCCTGGTGAATAACTTTATCGACCGGGTAACAGTTACCGGGAATTTTCTGTTCGGTTGCTGCAGTCATACACTCCTGCATTGTCCTGTGAACACTGACTGCAATATCAACTGGCTCTCCGGAAACAAGAAAAACTGTCAGAACAAGCGCAAATGCTGAATTCATTGTGCACATCCTTTTGGCATCAGACGTAAACGAGCCAGCATTGAAACAATGCATATTTTATTTAATAGCTCCCGTTCTTGTTTTCTCTTGTTAATGGCATCTTCAGTAAATACAGGGTTACTGATAGTGACACCAATTTCAAAACAACCTTCAGACGTATTAACGTTTGGTAATAACGTTTTCATTATCGCGTCCTCAACAATGAATTTTGTGATGCAGTGCCTGGTGCCTCCAGGTGACGTTAACCAGTTAACAATTAACGCCGGATACAGAGAATCCACCCATAACACTGTTTTTGGTTTTAACTGTTCCGCGTGCGCTTAGCCGCATTCACCGCATCACAAAATTCACTTTAAAAACGGCGGCAGAGCAGTCACGGAGTAAAACTGATACCGCCAAACGTCACCAGAAAATTGATAACAGAGGGCGTTGCAGCGGGGTTGTCACTTAAGCGTATGGTCAACCTGACAACTCGGTGTCCTCAACGGGGAAGGAATAACCCCGCCATACTTACCGCCGCGCCATTTCGCGGGTTGCCACAACCGGAAGCGCACGGTCGAATTAAATTTAACGACACCGTACAGTGAGACGAACTTCGCCGTGCGCTTTCGTGTTGTGTGCCTGCTTTTAACCACGTCAGGCGAGGTGGTATCCTTAAAATCACCACAGTTTTAAGGATTCATTAAGCAATGTCGCAACCACCAATAAATCCGCTTAAGAACATGAAAATTGATTACTGGTATAAAGCGCTTACAGTTGTTGGCGCTGCGTTGTTTGTCTTTAATGGAACGTCTTTTTTTGACAGATATCCCGTTGTTCCATTGGGTTTTTTGTCCTCCGGCATCTTTTTTATTGGTTTGGGGGAGTGGATTAATCACCCTCTCAAAGTGAGATTTATTGGTCCTGGAGTTTGGACTCGTGGATATAATCGTTCTTAGTGCGCACTCGGTATCATCTTCGACATACTTGGTTGTTTCCTGATTGTTACAGGAGTCGTCAAGTTCTTCTGATGTAAAACCGCAAATGGGGCACGTAACGGGAATTTTGAAAAGCGTTTCTCCGGGTTCCAGAACAAAATTTTCTGCGGTCTGATTTTGCTTCTCATATTTGTGCTCCGCGTCATTGTGAGAGCACATTCTTATTCTGAGTGCCTGTTTAAACTCACTGAAGCTGAGAGCTTCTTCGCCTTCGGCAAGACCTTCGAAGTATTCTTCGTAAGCCTTTTCCATGATTGTGTCGAAATCCATATCACTCACCTGAGTTTCTTTCCAGCCAGCGACGGGCACCATTTTCGGTTTTAAACGTTTTGCTTTTGGTATACGTCATCGCGGTGAACGTACCGTCCTGGTTGGGGAACACGCCACATACCGGAGATTCGCTGTTGCCAAGATCGATAGTATCCATGCTGACCTCATTTCCCCTTAACGCCGGGGTAGCGGAACAAAAACCTGCTGCATAGTTATTAAAGTTGAACCCTGCCGTCATGTTCTTACGCCTCGGGCTGGCTACTTAACCCCTGACCACTGCCTGGTAACTCGAAGTATTGCCCTGCATTCTGTGGGGCGGGGTGGGTGGCAGGCATATAATGTGCTTTGCGTTCATTGTTGTAAAGTACTTTTAGTACATTTTGTGTGTAAAAAAATGAGATGGGATAAAGTGAAGCACAAACCCGGAGGAAGGCGCTACCGGATTTATGCTGGTTTAAGAGGCTTTTTGTTTTTTCTTTCGTGCTAACTCTTCGTAAATTGCATTGTACTTCTGTTTTTTCTCTTCAAGAGTTTTTAAAAGTTCATCTGTCTCACTGTCAGGGAGCTCGTCCAGAAGGTCAATGATGATTTTTTGTCTTGGGTTTAACTCCTGATAGAAACGTACCTGTCCACTTTCTTCTGTATCCTCTCCCAAAAGATAGGTTGGTGTTGTTCCTATTAGTGTTGCTAATTCCCTTAATTTCTCCCGGCGAGGAATTGTTTCGCCATTAAACCATTTGCTAACCGCTTTTGGTGTTAATTTCATTCGACGGGCAATTTCTGCCTGCCTTCCATGTTGTTCATAACCAGCGTTTTCACAGGCTAGCGCAAGCCTACTGGCGAACTCTTTACGCGCTTTATCTTCATGAACCATAAGTTCAATGATATTCGCTCTTGAATGTACTGTCAGTTCTGTTATAGCGTGTACTCAAAGTTCACATTGTGAGGGTGATATGAACCAGAAAACACTTGAAGATGTAATCAAAACTGTTCGCGTTGCTGTTGTGGCCGACGTTTGTGGTGTCAGCCAAAGAGCAATCTATAAATGGATGGATAACGGAAAATTGCCTCGCACAGAATATACCGGCGAAACAAATTACGCTGAAAAAATCGCTCTTGCATCAAACGGATTATTTTCTGCCGATGCAATTTTAACTATTGGCAGGAATAAAACTACTACGAAAAAGCTGATGGGAGTTGATTCATGAAAATCAAGCATGAACACATCCGCATGGCGATGAATGCCTGGGCGCATCCGGACGGCGAAAAAGTACCGGCTGCGAAAATTACCAAAGCGTATTTCGAGCTGGGAATGACGTTCCCGGAACTGTATGACGACAGCCATCCGGAAGCCCTGGCTCGCAATACTCAGAAAATTTTCCGCTGGGTGGAGAAAGACACCCCTGATGCGGTTAAAAAAATTCAGGCGTTGTTACCAGCTATCGAAAAAGCAATGCCACCTCTGCTGGTGGCCCGAATGCGCAGTCATAGCTCAGCCTATTTTCGGGAACTAGTGGAGACGCGGGAACGACTGGTGAGAGACGCTGATGATTTTGTCGCAGTGGCGATCGCTGGTTTCAACCAGATGAATCGTGGTGGCCCTGCAGGAAATATTGTGGCTGTGCATTGACTCGCAATATTCATACCGGATCACTTCCGGCAATTTGTGAGTAAAAAGATTCGGTATCAAAAGAGGTGAGTATGGCTAACGCCTGGCTCAGATTATGGCATGACATGCCAAATGACCCTAAGTGGCGAACAATTGCCAGGGTGTCAGGGCAGCCAATTGCAACAGTGATGGCAGTGTATATCCACCTCTTGGTGAGCGCGTCACGAAATGTCACGCGAGGTCACATTGATGTCACGACAGAAGATTTGGCAAGTGCGCTCGACGTGACAGAAGAGGTAATTGATTCAATTTTGCAGACGATGCAGGGGCGGGTACTTGATGGTGATTTAATCACTGGATGGGAAAAACGCCAGGTGCTTAAAGAGGACAACGGCAATATTTCGCAAACCGCAAAATCTCCTGCAGAGCGCAAGAGGGCGCAGCGAGAGAGGGAAAGAAAGCGGGAACAAAATGGCGATTGTCACGGCGCGTCACGAAATGTCACGCACATGTCACGACGAGTCACGACAGATAAAGATACAGATAAAGATACAGATCAAGAAGATCAAAACACTATGGTCCATGGCGTAAAAAACGCCACGAACCAGGCAGGGGATGTTCAGACCGTCAATCTTGGTCAGCCAGCAGGCACGACACCGGAAGCCGATTCAGCGTATGCGCTGAAAGCCGATTCGGGCGCTGTGCAGCAGGTGATGACCGCAAGGCCGGAGCAATCACACCAACTGCAGCAGCCCGAAGCCGATTCCGCCATTCAGCGGGAAGCCGATCGGGTAGTCCCGGAAAACACCGGGCAGTCTGTGGGACGAGTGGATTATCCGGATGTGTTCGAACAGGTCTGGCGGGAGTACCCGTTGCGTGCCGGAGCAAACCCGAAGAAATCCGCTTTCAGTGCCTGGAAGGCCAGATTACGCGAGGGGGTGCCACCAGAGGCCATGCTGGATGGCGTGAGGCGTTACGCAAGATACTTGGCGGCTACCGGGAAAACGGGAACGGAATTTGTTCAGCGAGCGACGACGTTTTTTGGACCGGACCGGAATTTTGAGAACCCCTGGTTGCTCCCGGTAAGCGGCACGAACAACCAGCGTTGTGTGAATCATATTTCTGAACCGGATAACGAAATTCCGCCGGGCTTCAGGGGGTAAGTGTTAATTTCTGGTCATGAGGTAATTTTCAGGAGGGCTTGTGGCAAAAGTTTTTACACAAGAAGAGCGGGAAAAAATTAAAGGGCAGGTTGTTGAACTCGTACGCCAGAGTGGGCGCGAGACGTTAAGACAACTGGAAACTAAAACTGGGGCAACAAAATATATGATGAACGTTCTGGCCAGAGAGCTGGTTGCCAGTGGCGATGTATACAACTCTGGTTACGGGTTATTCCCGTCTGAACAGGCGCGTAAGGACTGGCAAAATGCCCGTAAAAAGCTCTCAAGGGCAAAGCTGAAGAAACCATCTGCGGTTGATCCGGACCTTATCTGGTCATTACCTGATGGAGAAATACGTCGTTACGACAGGCGTCATAATATGATTTGTACTGAGTGTCGTAAAAGCGAAGTTATGCAGCGCATATTGTCGTTTTATCAGGGGGATGTTCGGTATTTATTGAAGTGACGAGATTAAAGTGCATTAGTTCAGATGCAAATTGACATTTTGTGGCACAGGGTAGAGCTAGCGTGGTTGTCCGCTTTGTGCCAACAGCGGACATTATAGAAGGTCAGAGTTAAAGATTAAAATGGGATGCTGTGTGTTTTCTCCAGGTTTTGCTCTATACCTTTCGGGATACTCCACCGACAGAATACGAAAATCAACATTATCAACGGCTCGAAGTGTCTAGATTATCCATGGCAATTCATGGGAAATCCCATCCAACGGCTTATGCTTCATGTTGCTTTTTGAGATCGCTTCTAGCATAGCTCCACTCAATAATGTTGTCGGGTCGTTGCTGATCGAAAAGGATACGGGATTCAATACCATTACCTAAAAAGCTGGTATTCCCATCTACGTAAGAAGCTATCCCTTGTGAACCAACACGAAGAATATTTTCTAATGGCTGCTTTGTTCTTGCTGCATCGCTAAGGAGATATAAACCCGGGTACGTTTTGTTAGCACGGTGAAAAAAAAGTTCATTGTCAAAACACATGACGATGATTATTTGTCCCGACATGAGATCGGAGAGCATTTCAGTTGGCAGATGCAAACTCATAAATGGTCGAGACAAAGGGTCAAAGAATGAATCATTTATATTCACAACAGGGCTTTTTATACCGAGACTATCCATCCATCCATTGAAGGCAACAAAGCCCATTTCAGAATCACGGTACATACCTAAGAACAAACATTCATCAATAGTATCAATTGCCCAATTTTTTCCTCCGCGAATAATCTCCCACATTTTAACTAAGCGGTGGGTATAAAATTCAGACGGATGATCTATCTCATTGATTTTAACTTTAGACTGATGAAAGTTGTCAAAGCCCTCGCCAGTATTAATCGCCTCCAGAACATTCATGCCACGAATGATTTGCCTTTTTATGCGATTAAATTGCTTAACATCATTATCAGGCATATTGTTAATGAAGTTTTCTTCAAAGTGCGGACATTCTGAGATAACAGAAAATTCAGCAGCTTCATAAAGCTCATTATTCTTTTCACCTGTTTTAACTTCCACGAGCTGGAAGCCATCCAGTAGATTAAAGGTGACTAAATCTCCCACATGAACAAATGTGCTCATGTCAGAGACAATCGCTACGGAGTGTTTGTCCTGGTTGATAAGATCGGCTGCGACCATAGAATCAATTATGTTATCTTCTGATAGATTGTCATTGCTTGCATTAATAGGTAAACGCCGCAAACTAGAGTGTTCTTCATCAAGAATGCTCCAAATTATTGAGTCAATACAACGGCGAAGAATAAGAATTTCAAATTTTTTTAAACTTATTTCATCAATACACTTTTCTTTATTTTCTTTATCCTTGTTTCGATGGTGCTCTTTTTTTTCAGTTTCCAATCTTTTTATATCTCTCAGCCGAATAATAATCTCAAAAGATATGATTTTTTGTGAGTGTTTCCAATTTTTGAGACAGGTTTCATACTCTGCAAGAAAATCCTCATCATTGGAAGGTAGTTCTTGAATTGGATTCCCTCCCCTTATCATTTTGGCAAGTGCATGCATTAAAGATACATAATGAGGTGATAAAATTGTCCAAAACTTCCTAAACGGTTTGTACTTTTCAAGAAAAGTTGACTCATCAGTATAATTCATCATAACCAAACCTCATTCCTCTTATCTATTTTCCTCAAGGTATAAAATACCAGCCTTTTTTACATAATTATAGTTATAATATGAAGTCTCATTCAGATATCTTCATACTGTACGTAAGAAATATTTGAGCCTCTGATACCATAATCTTCTAAACTGCCTGATTTTTTCTCACCTCTATATAAAGCAACTATCCATCGAGCATTTTCTTGGATGCTTTTATTTATTTCAGTAAAGTATTCACCGTCAACTTCGGCGAGCGAGTGGCCTAAAACGATGACCTCGTCCACATTTTTAAGCGATGAGAAAAAAACGTTTTCTTCTTTAATTATGTCTTCGCTGGGCTTGAATGTATTACCGAAGTATTCGTTTATTCTGTCGTATGCCTCTGCTATTCTTGTATCTTGATCCGGTCCTATATATGGATTTAGTGACTTTTCCACCCTAAAACTATGACCAAGTATGAGATCGTCATCGTAACTACAATTGCCGTGAATATGTATGATTTGCTCGTCTGGAACGGCATAGATCTGCTGCAAGGTATTTGTATAATTAAATGAAAAATAGATGCTTTCTCTTGGTATGGGCGGGATGTATTGCTTAGGATTGTAAGCATCGGCTATGTTAATCCCTTTAACCCAATCAGCGAATTGCTCCTTCAAACGAGCTGACAGCATTTGTGTGATTTTATTTACTTCATATTGGTAATCGTGATGATAAGCATCGCTCCAATCATCGGTATTGTATGAAGCCAAAAATATCTCACTGTTTTGAAGGATAAGCTCATAATCAATTTCACCTAAAGCATTTTCTAACTCATTCCACTCGTCCCCAGCAGGAATGTATTCTTCTATCGCGTCATATAGATCTTGGTCATTTTTTTCTACATACGACTTAAAGTGCTTGTATCCTGTTGGTAAGCCATGACGCATGTCAAATCCATTTCCTATTATGTAAAGCCTCATTGTTTTTCCCTTAGTCGAATTGTATAAAAATACTAACATGGCCTGCTCCACGTTGACTACTATCCCCTCCTTTGAGTAATGCCTTCATCAGATGTAACAACATTTGCGAGCTTCCACAGTTCGCTCAAAGCGGACTAGAAGGTTAGCTTGCGTCGGACTTGGCGTATTTAAAGAAGTGCTGGTGGAGACTGGTTGTTGTGTTCCATTTCTACAGAACAAAATCACAGAAACTATACCCAATAGTTATATTGAATCAATGATGAGACAGCCTCATATTTATCAGGACTGGTGTACGTCCAATACAGGAGGTTGTCGTGCTGGTTCTCAAATGTGCGCTAGCTATTGCGGCTGTAATGGCAATTTATTGTCTTGCTGTTGTTCTTACGGATCGCCTTTCTGATTGATTTTATATTGGCGAGGTGACGTGAGTTAAGTAGAATTGCTGCGGGTGCTTGAGGCTATCTGCCTCAGGCATGAACACCAAAGGCAGATAGAGAAAAGCCCCAGTTAACATTACGCGTCCTGCAAGACGCTTAACATTAATCTGAGGCCAATTTCATGCTAGACACATGTAGGTTAGCCTCTTACGTGCCGAAAGGCAAGGAGAAGCAGGCTATGAAGCAGCAAAAGGCGATGTTAATCGCCCTGATCGTCATCTGTTTAACCGTCATAGTGACGGCACTGGTAACGAGGAAAGACCTCTGCGAGGTACGAATCCGAACCGGCCAGACGGAGGTCGCTGTCTTCACAGCTTACGAACCTGAGGAGTAA